TTAGCTCTTTTGTTTCTTACTAAACTTCCACCAAGTCTTTTTGTAATAGACTTCTTCACGCAAGAAATTAATTTTTAGTTCATTGCCGTTACGGTCATAAATTTTAGTGACCTCTCCGCTCTTGTCTAGATCTGCTAATAGATCCTCAGTTCGAGTATTGGCAAAATCACGAATCTTAATTAGCTGACTAGACATTAAAGCGCTCTCACACAAATAGAGACATTAACGTTACTATTAATTGTGTGAGCTGTGCAACCTGAGAAAAGGAGGCACAGCAATGTGATGATCGATGCAACTTTGGTACGTTTGCACATATAAGTTACTTCTTTAAAAAGAGTGCTCGCTCTGCTTCTCGACGACGAACTAAACCGGGTAAAACCTTACCACCTGCCTTTTTCCATGCAAGGAACTGATCAGCAGCACCTTGATAGTCACCTTTATTCAGTTTTTTTAATAAGGTTGAATTATTAAAAGCACCTGAGCCGATGTTATAAGTCAGCGATACCAAAGCATCAAACTGATTTTGAGTTAAAGGCACAGTGACCGATTCATTTACAGTCTTTTCAAATTTAGCTAAGTCGTGTTTAAAGTAAGTCTTAGCTTGTTCTGCTGTACAAGCATCGCCCTTCTTGACTTTCACGCCATTTGGATAAACTGTGGTGCCAGTACCAATGGTCCAGATGCCCACACCATCGTCATAGGCTGTGAATTGTGTGCCTTCAAAACTAGAAATTAGGTCAACGCCAACATCACTTGTGGTTTTTCCACCTGGTGCAAGCTTGTCGACCATCTTATTTAAATCGTCTACTTGTGCTTGTGTGAGTTTTCCACCAGCAATTACTCGGGCAGCGTCGAAAAATGGTTTAGTTGTCATTGGATTCACCTTTCTTTTTCTCTAACTCAGAGCTACCAAAATAAAACCCACATGCAGTTGTCATAGCCCCTGCAATAAAACCCAATGCCGTATTGATCAGATTGCTGTTTTCTCGCGGCATATCCACAAAAAATAAAGCAATCACTAAAACAAACATCAGTCCCACTAATGCGAAAGCTAGATATGCGCGAGTATTTTCACTGTTCATCTTTTTGCTTCCTCCAACCGTGATACTTTTTCTTTAATTAAAGATTGATCTTGGCTTAATTGAATAATTGAAGATCCAACCCACGCACACAATGAAAATACGATTCCTGCAAAGATGCCAAGCAGTACACGCAGCACAGAAATTCCACCATCTTGTGCTGCTGTGCGGTTTTCTAAATTGGCGACTTTGATGTCCAATGTATCTATATCCTTTTTGTTCTGTTCGCTAGTCTCTTTGTGCGCTTCATTAATGAAAGTCAGTCGAGTAACATGATCTGACAACATGCGAATATCACTCTGAATGGAGTCGATTTTCTTTTCAAATCTCAACCCATATGATTCATTTTCAGTCATGCCTTCCCCCTTTCGTTTAGGCAATAAAAAAGCCCTAACTTATTTAAAGCTAAGGCTTGTAGTAGTTTGGTGTGTATTTGAATATAAAATTCGAATATTAAGTTGTGGTGGTTTGTAATGTCCCATCCCTATTGTAGTAATAACGACAACTAAGGATACAAACACCTGTTAAAATAATACCCATAGGTGTAAAGATAAAAGGGTTTGTTTGGGAAACTATAAATGAGAAGAACATTAGATAAACGAAAGGATTGTATTTTGTTTTACTGCTAATAAATACATATACAGTAAGCACTAATGAGCTAAGCAATCCTGGGAATCCAGTTTTAAAAAATATTTCCATGAATATATTTTCTAATCTTGCTCGTCCATTAATTTCAGATCCCCACCCATTTCCAACAATATTCTGCAGGAATGTATTTTCTGCAAGAATGTAAGCTCCATCTTTGAAACGGACTGAATTTGAGTCACCAGCATCTTCCCGCAAAAATAAAATCTTCATTATCAGCATATAAATAATGAAAATTGCAACTGGTGACAAAATAAATAACAAAAATGCCGTTTGCTTACGTGCTGTAAGCATCAAATGCAAACACACTGTAAATATTGATGCTAACAATAAGCCTCGCGTTTGAGATAAGAAAATACATAGTATTAAAAATGCTGCTAATATTTTTTTACCACGAATGTAAGCATAAACAAATCCGAGCCCAAGAAAAAAGAATCCCTTATAGAAGAAATACCCATCTTCCCCACGGAACATGATTTCACTTGATGTGGTTTCGGCATAAGCATAAAAGGCTGGAAAAGGTAGAACACCATAATTAATTAATAATAATATTATTATTTGTATTACACCCATTATGAAAGGAATAACTAGCAGGTATTTGCAAAACTTCTCTAATAAAATTTGAGAGTTATTTTCATTTTGTCCTAGAATGAGAAAAAACAATGCAAAAAAGAAAAAGGGTTTTAGATCTGCCATTGCCAGACTAAGATCATTTGTTGCCATTGTAACCATCCCAATAGGAATAAAAAACGTTCCCAGGATGAAAGCAATCAGTTCATTTCTTCGGATATAAATTGTTGAAAAGCTAAGTTTGCAAAAAACTAATAATAAGCCAATGAAAAAAAGAACATATCTAATTGTAAGCCCGCCAAAAAGCTCAAACAATCGCCCCGATCCACCACCAATAATGTCTATAAATAATATTTTTAAGAAAAGTAGTTCCATCTTGGGCCCTTTTTTTTGAGACGCCCTAATAGAGATGGAAATGGAGCCACATTTTAGTTCAAGTGTTAAAGCGGAAAGTAAGGAGGGGTGAAATGACAGCAATTGCGAATATAGGTAGTAACTTTGTTGTAGCGTTACCACCTTCGGACATCTGGCTTAATGACTCCCAAGCTGCTGAGTTCTTGGGATATCGAGATGTACATTTTAAGGCAGCAGTTTGCTGCCTGCCAACCTTCCCTAAACCGCGCTATGTTATTAAGTGCGGTCAAGGAAGACGCTGGAACTTGGCAGAGCTATCAAACTGGTTGAATGAACAATCGGATGATGAGCCAAAGAAAGGAAGACCACGTAAACGGGGCTAATCAAGCCTCGTTGCAATTTCGCTTGCAGTAGCATTGTAATAGACCATCAAGCTTCTTAAGTCTTTATGCCCAATCATACGGGCCAAGTCTAAAACTTCTAATTTTCTTGCAAGACGTGTACAAGCTTCATGGCGTGTGTCATGAAAGTGCAAGTCAGTGATTTGACATCTATCTCTCAATTTACGCCAAAGCGTATCAAAGCTTTGGGAATTACAAGTAAAGACCTGCTTTTTATCAAGACCTTTTAATAAAGTAAGCAACTCAACTGCACGCTTAGATAAAGGCACATTTCGCTTTGTGCCATTCTTTGTTTCGTTCAAAACAAGATATCGATCTTTTAAGTAAACTCGATCCCAAGTTAAGCCGACAATCTCTCCAGCACGCATTGCAGTCTCAATTGCAAAAAGGAAAGCAATAATAATTTGCTGAGTAGAATTTACCGGGACATTGTTATCCCAATTTGCTGCAAGACATAATCTATCAATTTCATCTTGGGTAATTCGTCTATCCCGGTGCTTTGATGGTGGTGGCAAAGTCAAGTCGGCCATTGGGGACTCTTTAATCCACTTCCATTCTTTTCGGGCAACAGTAAATAAAGAAGCTAAAATATTTGCTTCACGTCGGACAGTAGCACCCTGCACTTCTTTTAATCGGGAGTCGCGCCATTGCACTAAATCGTCAGTTGTGACTTTGGCCAATTGTTTTTGACATAGCTTTTTATACTCACGCTTGAAGAAAGCCATTCGCTTAACTTCATTCTCATGAGTTTTCTTTTTAACACTCACTTCATTTAAGTAGCGTTCAATAGCTTCTAAAAAAGAGTGATCTGGTAATTTGCCATGCGATTGTTCGCGTAACTGAGTCTCGCGTTTAGATGCCCAAGCCCTAGCCTGAGCTTTTGTATCAAAGGTTGCACTTTCGCGAATTCCGTTTACACTTATCTCGGCTCGCCATGTGTCGTTGCGTTGTCTAAATGAAGCCAT